AAAACTACTGAACAAGACCCAGCTTGAAACGTGTCAGTTTCGCGTTGAATACCGCGACTAATGTCAACAGATCGCGTAAAACTTGTGACATCTTGATAAACATACGAACCAGCGGACTGAGTAAAACCGAGTTCGACTTTCGTGACCGGCAAACTCACTTTTTACCATTCAACCTGTTGTGTCGATTGATAGCTTCTGCGATAAGGTTTCCAAACTCAGTCGGTGTTGAGCCGTAAGCGTTGACCACAATGTTCGTAGGATTTCCCGACGGATAGTTGAAAAAACCTTTGCGGTTGGCAGGAATACGCTTGCCCTGTTGAGTATCACCAGACAAAGACAACACCAAAGCTGCCACGCCAAGAATACCTGCCATTGGCAACGGTGCGCGACCAGTTATTTTAGTTTTTCCGCCACCAAGAACAGTTGGCAAACCGTCACCACTTTTTTTGCCAGCAATTGCAACCATAGCGGTTATCAAATTTGCAATAGTTTTAGTCCCATTAGCCAAAACCATAATGCTTTTTAGAGCCAACAAAGCCGGCAACGCCTGAACCAAACTTTTAACGATGTTACCAAAACCCTTCATCGCGTCACCATTACCAAACAACGCAAAGAAATCACTCACCGCTTGAAATGAATCTTTTACAGCCTTTTTGATGTCCATAAAAGTTTTGCCCACATCAGTTTTAGGGTTAGCGACCTGATCTAAAAATGCCGAAACAGCAGGCACAACTTTGATAGTCAGATAATCAACAAACTTGGTAACCATAGGCAACAACAATTTGCCAAACTTTTCTTTCAGTTCATCAACAGCAACCTGCATACGATCAAACGGTGAAGCCAAAGTTGAACGAGCATCCTTAAAGTTTTTCTTTAAAAACGCCATAGCATCGCTACCCTTTTTAATACCAGGCACAAGTTTTTGCAAACCAGACAGATTACCCAAATAGGCACGACCAACACTCTTAGTAACAATCTCAAGGTTCTTACCTGTGCCAGCAGAAGTATCCAACGAAATGTTTAGAAGTTGTTGAGCCTTTTTAGCGTTACCTGTAACACGCAAAAGTGTTGCATAAGCTGGGCGCAAACGATCATCAACAATACCCACGCTGAGCGACAGTTTAGAAATGTAATCTTCCTGTGCAGCAATCTGACCCTTAGTTGCGTGAATAGTTACACGCAGCTGACGCGCCAACATTTTCTGCGAAAGAATGTCTTCCTGGGCTTGCTTTACAGATTCTTTAACAAAATTGATTGTTGATTCCAAACCAACAGCAATACCGGCAAGACCTAACGCGCCCTTGATTGACTTGCCAAAACCCTCAAACTCTTTTCGCGCTTTATGCAAACCAGCAGGGTTAAGTTTGAACCCAACGGGGATATTGATACCGAAAGCCATAGTTACGCCTTTATGTTCCATTCACGGCAATAGCCGTCGATGATGTTCTTAATTTTACCTTGCGCACCTGGTAATGCTTCCTCAGCGGCAGGCCACGCATAACGAGAAGGTTTGCGACCAAGATTACGAATCATCGCAGCACCCGAAGCAGTTTTTCCTGTTGGGCGACGCTTACCAGCCATATCGCTCATAGCGACAACAGCGGAACCCACATTCACAGACACAAGCGAAGTAACAAGTCCAGCATTACGTTTAGATGATGCACGATAAACAACACGCACATCATTAGGCTTCTTGCCTGTCAAAGTTTGCCAACCCAAACGACCTTGATTATTCATTCCCGACAACGGGGCAACAACAGGAATAGCCGATTTGACTTTATTTTTTACAGGTTCAGCAACTTGTTTGATGTCACGCACTAAATGTTTTTTCAAATCAGGTTCGATTTTCATAAGCTCACGCTGTAACTTTGCAACATCCGTTGCCATAATCGTTTTGCTCATACAACAAGTTTAGTCGGGGCTATTTTGCGCCCGTAAAGCCATCGCCATCGTGTAAAGCATACGATCAGACTCTTGCAACAAAACACTAGGCGCAATGCCCGTAGCAACCGACAACGAAGCAATAAACCAATGCTCGCTGCTATCGCCTAGTGCTACGAAACTTTTGGGCCTTCAACAAACTCCACAAACGCCACAGAGTTCAGCCAGGTATCAAAGTCGGCAGTCGTCACAGCAAGACGCACCTGCGCACGATAAGCCAAGAAACATAAGTGTTCATAAGTTTCCAATTTGTCCAACGAAATCTCAAACTTGCGCTCGAAAGCGATAATGTCTGGAGCTGCGACCTGAACGAGTGCTGAAGTGCCGTCTGCTAAATCTATGCGTAGTGTTGGGCGCATTTTAGGCGGTTGCTCTCGTCACGGTTCCAGAGATCGGCCACGAAACAGACACAGTTGACAAGTCACCAATCTGACCGTGTACACCGTAAGCGTTTACCAAAACAGTCGCAGTGTAGGCAGGGTTAGTTGACGAAACAGCAGTCGAAGTCGGAGTGATAACAATCGTGCCGATGGTTCCGAGCAGTGGGTAAATGGTTGCGTCAACCGCAGCAGCACCAAAGTCCTGGTTGAATTGCAGATTCACGGTTCCGGTCTTTAGACCAGCAACACGAGTGCGCCAAGACGAACCAAAAGCAGTAGTTTCAATATCGCCAACCTCAAACAGAATTTCGGTCTGAGTAAGCCAAGACGAAAGGTTAGTTCCGTTGAGAGTAGTTTTGAAATCTTGCGCTACGAAAACAGCCACAATAATCCTTTGTTAGAGAGCGAACACTTGAACCGAAAACTCGGCACTTAAATAGTTTATCTCACCTATGACAACGCTTCCGTAAGCGTCAAGTGAAACCATCGTTGAATCAGCTGCGATCCCACCAAGAGTGCGGTCATTCTCGAGCGCGCTCAACACCGAATAAGTGCCGTCGCTTGCCACATACTGATCTAACGAGTTTTGCGCAGACCGTTCCGACGCACGACCAACAACCAGAGTTATTTTGAACAAATACTCGGTCAAACCTCGATGAAATGATTTCTGATAGTTGATTTTGTCAAGATTTATCATCGCCAAAGGTGGGTTTACTTGTTCCGGCAAGATAGGCACAACACGCAAACCTGGAATAGTTTTCAGGTTCGCCGCTAACCCGTCACGCAACGCTTTGACAGTAACAGCCATTAGGCGTTGACTCGCATTTGACGGAACGGGTCAATGAGCTGTGCAACATCGCCGTCAATGGCCCTACCCACACGCATAATGCCAATGTCAGACACACCAGCAACACCCAGAGGCGACTCAAGTCGTTTGAACAAACGTGAAGCCTGAATGACAGTTGCCTGTTTGATAGGGTCAGGCACAGACGACCAACCAAAACGCCCTGTAACCCGAATAAGGCTGTTGTCGCCGAAATACGGGAACAAGTAGTGACCTGTTGCTTTGATGCCCGTATAAGGGCTGTAGTAGCCGTTAGAGAGGTTGTTTTTAGGTGTTAGTTCATAGTCAGGGTAATCGCCTGAGTTAGTCCAGTTGATGTCATACTGGTTTTTCATATTGCTTGACGTGTCCAACGAAGTGAATTCAACCAGGTCATCAATCCAAACCCAATAAGGGTCATTCGTTGAATAGTAACGCTGTTCGCTGCTGGTCGCGCCCAACCAAAAATAACGGTTGCAATACTGATCGATAAGTCGTGAAGCAGAGTTGATAGACATTTCCAACATTGCGTCGTCAATGGTGTCGGTGATTCGCAAAGCCGTCTTTACATCGGCAAGGGAACAATACGCATTAGTTAGGGCCACAAAAAACTCCTGAAGTAGATACGACTATTTTACCGCACCAAGCAAACGCCCTAAAACGGGTTGCCAAGACTCTTTGAACACTTTTGCGCTGTCATACTCGGCGGCCTTACTAATCGCCTTCTGTGACCTGCCCTTCCCCTTCTGATACGCCTCCTCCAAAGCGTTTACAATCTCAATCACGAACGGCATATTGAACCAAGCCTTCTGTGGCGCATCCCACAACGGTTGACCATTCACCAACCAGCCATCCTCAGATACAAGCTCGGCAGTCGCAGCAAAGTTTGACCCAATAACACGAGTGCCACACGCTTGCGCTTCCAAAGTTGCCAAACCAAACCCTTCACCCAACGACGGTGCCAACAAAACATCCATTCCCGTATAAAGCGCAGCAACAGTTTCCTGATCGATGCCATAACGGTAAGCAACTGGGTCAACAAAAGAAACTTTCTCTTGTGGCAGACCGCAAGCCTTCATCAAATCAAACAAGTTCACGCCACCAAAGACACCAAACGGTTCGGTGTGAATGTAAAGCAAAACGTCATCGTGTTTTTGAGCAAAAATGCTAAACGCCAGAATGTTCGCATCCCACGCTTTGCGCATAGGATAAATGCCTTTGTTCGCCGCATTCATACCCACAACAAACTTGTCTTTCGACTGTAAATGTTCCTCAACCAAAACACCTTCAGGCAAAACAAAAGTCGGCTTGAACATTTTCTTAGTGTCAATGCCGTGTGGCACATACTCAGCCTCAATACCGACACGCCTCATCTCATCCTGACCAAACTTCGACATCGCAATCGGTGTCACATTAGGTCGGCGCAACCATTTGCCAACCTTCTCGGGTAACGGTGAGTGATCAACCGGTGTCCAGGAACCAATGCGCTCAATCTTGTCGTAACCAATACCGTCAAAAACCCAAGCGTCATAAAGCGTTATCAAACACGACGGCAAACCAGGATTCTTGTTCGCCCAATGTTGACTATTCAACGGAATGACGTCATTTGAGTAAAGGTCTGTTCCGCGCCCATAATGTGGGATAGGGCCAGCCGGCGAATCCCAAACAGAGTTCGTTCCCTCCAAACCATAGTTTGATAAAGACGCAACTTTGTAACCTGCACGTTTAGCGTGAGTCAAAAACTGTGCCGTCTGTGTGCCGTAACCTGTCGCAGCTGTCGGACTGTTCGAAGCCCAAGCAATAACACCGTTCATAAAATCCTCTCGATAAAACAAGGTTAGCAAAAAACCCCGACAGGCTTGGGGGATACCTGTCAGGGCTTTGCGCTCAAAATTCAGCAGTCGCTAGGAGAGCAGCCTATTGCAAATCTCTCTAAGTCACCCGTTTAGACCTATGACTATCGCTGGTATTGCAGACCTGGGTGAATTCTTAGTAGAACGATAGTCTTACAACTATGGCAGTAATAAATGAAATCAACAAATTGGCTGGAGTATCGGCGTGTCGCAACTGTTACCAATGCGCCCAAGTGAAAGAAAACTCCCACCAGACTACGCGACTGGCAGGAGTTCTCAGTTTGAAACAGACTAGCTTGCAGCACCCTTGAAGAACTTGATGTGCGAGGTCTGTGGCAAGTTTCCGTCAACACGCATCGTGAAACGGAAGGTAGTTAGGTCAGAACCGAACGCATAGTCGTCTGAACGGTCAAGGCGGATGCCACCGACTGAACGAACGAAGTATGACGACAAGTCACCGGCGATAATGCTCTTAGCGCCAGTTGCGATGTCAGCCATTGCAGGGTTCTCGTAAACCTGGTAGCCACCAATCAAGTCACGCTTTTCAGCAGACAGCGATGGGTCAAACAGATAACGACCATAAGAGTCCTTGAGCTTACGAACAGCAGCAATGCTCTTGCCGTTCATCTGTAGGCCGAAGGTTGACTTCTGACGAAGCGCACCGTCAAGGCTGTAGATCAGGTCGAAGATGTTGTCGGCAGTGAAAGCACCAGCAACGCCCGTCGAACCCGTAATGCCCGAGCCCGCAACGTTCACAACACCAGTTGGCTGAACGGTTCCAGTTCCGGTGGTTAGACCGATGTTCACGTTGTAACCGAGAGCGTTGCCGACCTCAGTTGCAATGAAAGACATTAGGTCAACACCAGCGTCAGTCATCAGTTCACGAGCAACCGAGATAAGACCCGAATACTTGTAAGCCGAAAGAGTGGTGAACGAGTTGAAAACCGGCTCGTTGGTGTCGATAGCAGCGCCAGGAGCCTTGACAGTGGCAGCCGAATAAGCACCAAGTGAAGGAATCTGAAGAGGCTCACCAGAAGCAGTGTTGAGAATAGTCGAAGTCTGAAGCATTGGGCCAGTCAGACGGGCAAGTTCAATAACCTTGTCATAGAACGAGGTTGGAACAGGTGAGCCAGTTGACGACGGGGTAATGCTGCGGAACTCGTGACCAGAACCGTTGACCATCGAGCGAAGCACAGCCTCGTCGTTGTTCTTGGTTTCTGGGGTTGATACGCGGAATGACTGTGCAGCAGCAGCGGCACGCTCTTCACGCTCGGCGCGGCTACGAGCCTCGTCGATAAATTCGGCTTTCTTGTCAAGGTCAGCAGAGAGAGCCTGGTATTTGGCTTCCTCTTCGCCAGAAAGTGAACGGCCTTCAGCCTCAGCAACATCAATGATTGCCTTTGCTTCGTGCCAGAGCTTCTGACGTTCCTCGACCATACCGTTTAGAAATTCAGACATTAGATGTCCTTTCGGGTTTGGTTGGATTTATTTGGAATCGCCGCGCTGACGCTGACTAGGTTCGCGCTTACGCAGAACCTTGATTACAAGTTTACTAGAAAAGTTTTTGCGACTATTTGAGCAGGTCTAGACGCTTACGCAACAAACCAAGATCAGTTGGTTTCTTTTCGACAGCTTCACCCGAACGAACCGAAGTCGAACCAGCGGTTGACTCATAAGCAGGGAAAGCAACAATGCTTGTTTCAAACAGGCGAACCGAGTTCAGTTCACGAGTATTGCCATCCTCAGACCAAGAATCGCCACCCTGCGGAACAGAGAAACCAAACGACATAGCGTTGACATCGCCGCGTTTGATAAGTTCAGCAGCGTCACGGCCAGCAGAAGTGTTAGGGAGTTTCGCTGTAACCTTCAAGCCAACACCATCCTCAACCAAAGTCAAAGTTCCGGCACGAGTCGAACCCAAAACTTGTGAGCTGTCGTGGTTCCAAAGTAGTTTCACATCATTGCGTGACGCAAGTGAACGTTTGAAAGCGCCAGGTTTGATGATTTCAGTAAAAGGCAACGGCTGAGAAGGCGAGTTAAATTTCGCTGCATAACCCGTGAAAGTCATACCGTCACCCTCTTGACGCAACTCAATGGTTTCAAGTGCGGTTCGTTGTTCTAACATTTTGGTTCCTGACTGACGATTCTCTTGAACAAACTTTGGATCAACGAAACGACCTTCAAGCATTGGGGCTTGTGAGTCCATATCGTAACCAGTAGCAACTTCGGCAGGCTGGTCGGTTGGTTGAGCAGGAACGTGAACTTCGCCGACTTCTTCAATCTCAGTTTTGAAAGCGTTACGCAAATCATCACCAATAATTGTTCCAAGTTGCCAATGCCACAAACTAAAACGGTCTTGCAGATCTGCTAGAAAGTTGAAAATGCCTTGTTCGTTTAGTTCGTCAGCGCACATTTGAGTTTCAACAATGTCGCCCAACAAGATTTCGTTTGCTTTGTAAATCGCCAAAGACAACTGAACAGGGTCGCCACCAATAAACGTTGCGTCAATCTCTGTGTCGGCAACAAAAGTTGGCAACATAAACGGCGCATCAAAATCTAGTTTGCGAATGTTCTCAGCTGTCGGGTCAATGGCCGCGTCATAATCTTCATAAATCTTTTGAAAAAACTTGTGAAACTGTGGGAACAAAACACCCTTGACGTTCCAGTGAGCGCCGTGAGCCAAAAACTTAGCCGAAACAAGGTTGCCCAAAAGTTCTTTCAACTCGGTTGCCAGGTCAGCGGGTTGTTCCTCGACGGCTTCCTCCGCAATCGGCTCAGGTGCATCACCATAACCGTCACGTTGGGCCATAGCAGCCATCGCAGGCATCTTTGCAGGGTCATACACGTTTGCTACACCGGCATCCTCGTAAGCGATACGAGCCTCTGGGTTATTGTCGACAGCAAACTGAATGTTGTAACCATCCTCAATAAGTGAAGCAGCAGTTTCACCTTTGAAAGCGTTAGAGTCGCCACCAGGATTCATAATCAGCTGTTGATACTGAACACCTAGACGATTCAGTTCGGCAATCGTTGATTCGCGGTCAGTTGTTGGGCGACCAGTGACCAAATACAAGTCAACAGGCTGGTGATCTAACCAAGCGTAATAGTCTTGGTGAATCTTGCCCTCAACAATGAGAGTGTCATCAATGTCGCTAATGCCAATGTTTGTTCCGGCATCTCTAGTTGTCATTTTGCTTCCTAAACTATTTACCCAACTTTGACCAGCGTCGCCGCCCCAAGCATCCCAAGCAACTCGCCCAGGTGTCGGGAACCCTTGTTCGCCAGCATTGAAACCAGTAGCGTTTTTATCAACTTTGTGTCGAGCAAAATACGAACGCATCCTAGAAACAACATCTTCAGACACAGACTCACCATTGGCTAACTGAGTCGCACGTCTACGACCAACAGCCGTAAAACCTGAACCCGCTAAACCTTTGTCAATCCAATCCAAAGCTCGTTTAGCCGCTTCCGAAACACCCTTCGGTGGCGTGAAACTTGCACGCATCTCACCACCTGGAGTCAACTTCTCAGCCAAACTAACTGCAACCATTTGGTCGACTGCACCCTGCTTAGTTGGGTGCGACCCGATAACGGTTCCATCTTCCTTAATTGTATTCCAGCCCGTATCAGACTTTTTTACGAAATAAGGCATCAGTCTTGTTTCTGAATCATTACGCCCAAACCATAAGAACCTGAGCTTGTAACAGCGTAAAGAGAATCACCAGGACCAAGTGTCATTTGCAAAAAAACCGTAGTGTTGATTTCAACAGACGAACCTGCTGTCAAAGACGGCCCACCAATCCAAATCTTGCGACCAGCAACATCCTCAAGGTTGTGCAATGTTACCTGCTGTGGCTGAAAGTCCGGCGCAACAACTTGAGTAACGCTAGTCGTAATCGTGTAAGCGGTTTGAGTTATCGGCATTATTGACCTTCTTGTGTCGGTGCGATTATTGCAGACGGTTCAGCCTCTTGCCCAACGTCATAAGTCATCGGGTTAGCAGGGTCAATAAGCGACGGGTTTTGCAACTGTGTCGACGGAATGCCGGTGTGTGGGATAGGTGGCAGAGCCATAGCTGACAAAACATCTTCTGGTTTGAAACCAATGCTGATAAGTTTTTGCGCCATTGCGATTTTTGATTCCTGCTCGGTGAGCGAAGCGGAACCCAAGTTGACGTTAGCCAATGGAACACGGTTCTGATCGCCGTCGGTCACAGGTCGCAAGTCTTCAATCTTTCTAACCTCGTTGATAGTCATCCAACCAGACTGCAACGCTGTCGAATAACCTGCAACACGGGTAGCAAAGTCGCCGCGCAAAAGTTCAGACACGTTGAAATCAATGTAAGCCTTGTTCGGTAGCAAAGCCGAGAACGCATCCTCAAGTTTTACAATCCAGGGTCTTAGAGTGTGAGTCACAAACGCGATAGCGTTTTGTTCGTTGCTGTTGTAAGACTGTGCGCCCTTCTCAGCCAAACCAATCATATTAAGTGGCACACGATAAGCTCGCGCAATGTCCTCGACAGCCAAACGACGCGAATCCAACATTTGAGCTTCATCAGGGCTTGAAGTTGTTTTCACAAACTGTGCGCCACCAGACAAAACGCCGGTGCGATGCGCGCGCTTGTAACCCTTGTGCGAGTTGTCGAATGAACGACTAAGGTTTTCAGCCTGGTCTTTAGTCAACTGCCCTGGATAAGTGATAACGCCTTGAGTGTGTGTTCCCTGACCAAAGAACCTTGCAGCAAAGTTCTCGAGAGCCATAGCCAAACCAAAGTTTTCTTTCAACTTGTCGACAGGGCTGGCAGCACGAACCTGACCAGGCATCAACAATGAACCCGTGATGTGCAGGATTTCATTTGAGTCGAGCGAACGGCCTTCGCCTTCATAGTTGAAACGCTTTTGCCCAATGGCTGTGCGCTTCACTTCGACCTTCATCGGGTCAAGGGTCATCAGGTTGAGAACGTCGCCCGTGTTTGGGTCACGGAATACACGAACGAAAGCGTTGCCGTCGATAAGAAGGCTAATAAGTGTCTGCTGCCAAAACGCGCTAGATGATAGTTCGAAGTCTGGTTGTGTAACCCAAGTTGGCTTAGGTCGGTAAGGGAACGTTACGCCGTCTTTTTTGATAAACGCATCAATGGGCAAAGTCGAAATGGTGTCAGCGATCAGAGTGACACAAGCCCAAACAGCGTTTATTGTGGTTGCCGACTGCTCATCAATCATCGTGTCAGCTTGAGTTGAGAAGGCCGTTAGGTCGCCACCCGAACCCCAAATCGACTGGAACGAAATGGCTCGTTCCTCACCGCCCTGATTCAACAAACGATTTAGCATTATTTACTTCTTTCAGCGGCAAGACCAAAAACGATAAGACCCAAACCAGCCAAAATGAAACCAGCCGGAACCCAAATCAGAAAACCGCCAACAACAACAGACGCAACGCCAACGGCTTGCAGGATAGTTGCGAACAAGCAAACTCCTTAGAATGAAAAAAACTCTGGCACAATGGCTTCTTCAATGTTACCAGCCCTTGTTGCCCTATCAAAAGCGATGATAAAAGCGATAGCGTTGTCAATCTTGCGTTTAGACGTATTCGACTCTTTCGTCACACGCACACCGCGAGCGTCAGACTTCAAAACACAGTTATCCAAGTGTCGAGCCAAAGCAGGGTTGCCGTCGTGAACAAGTTTCTTCTCGACAACAGCATCAAACACTTTCTGAGTCGCAGGAATCATATACTTCAGAAACCCTGTGTTGTATTCGACAATCGGCAAACCTTGTTCTTGTAAAGCTTCCATAGTTCTAGCCCAACGGAATGGGTCACAAGCAATCTCACGAACCAACGGGTATTTTTTTACCCAATCAAAAATGGTTGCCTCAACTTCAGCGATAGGCACACGCCAAGAATCATCATCAACACCCCAGTTCTTTTCCCAAGTGGCAACAAGTTTCACCTTCGGCAACTCATCATCTTTCGGCACAGACACCGCACAGATCGCTGTCGAGTCACCAGAAAACGAACCATCAAATCCCAGAATGTATTCATCATCAGGGTTCCATTCAAACTCGCCCTCGAGCGTGTCCCACAACCCGTTAGGCAGCCAAGCCGTAGTCGAAGACACCCACTGGTTTAGTCGTTTAGTGCGAAACTCAGCTTCAGGTGTTCTTTTTACTGCGGAAGCAAAGTCAGACTCAGCCACCAAATCGTTGAAACCAGGATTAGCAATAGCCCAAGTCGCCGGTAACGTGTGATCAGCGTCAGCCGGTGCCTCCCACCAAGCCATAAAAAATGACGGGTCAACAATCTCGCCACGAGCAACTTTCTGGCCGTATTGGTAAAGCGTGTAAGCGATAGAGTCCGAACCTGTCGAGTCAGACTTCTTGCCAGCCGTCGTAATGGCCATCAACTGCGCAATGTTTCCTCTGTTACCCATAGCCAACGAAAACACGTCAAACAAATCACGGGTCTGGTGCGCGTGCAACTCGTCAATGATTATTCGGCTAGGGTTTGAGCCTTCTTTCGAATACGCTTCCGCCGAAACAACCTTCATAACCGATTTAGAACCAGGCACATAAATCGAATCTTTATACACTTGCACGATTTCCGACAACTCGCTCGACTCAATCATTCGTTTAGCCTCACCAAACACGATACGAGCCTGCTCTTTTTCAGCTGCGGCAACCACAACTTCAGCACCCTCAACACCCTCAGCGATCAGAGAGTAAAGCGCGAACGCAGCAGACGACAAAGCAGACTTGCCATTCTTGCGCGGCATACCGATAAAAGCCGTCTGATGTAAATAACCCTTGTTCTCGTCTCGAGCATAAACGTGCCTAAGAAGTTCCCTCTGCCAATCTCGAAGTTTCAACGCAGACCCAGCGCGACCAGCAATCCCGTCTTTACCAATCGAACCAAAGGTTTCAGCGAAGTCAGCAGCATAACGCCCATCACCAGCATCAAGGTTTACAGAATCAACAGGCGTAAGCCAAGCAGGAGGCCAACTACTCACCCTTAGCCTTCCGTTCCAACAACTCCTGCAACTTGCTCTTAGTTTTTACAGACACCAAACCAAGTTTTGTGCGATCAGACGGCGTAAAACCCAACAGCGACAAGTTGTTTGTAATCAGACGCTCCAGGTCGTTCAGTTGTTTGAACATATGCCATTCGTCAGGATGCTCAACAATGTGCGACTCGATACGAGTCTTGCGGTCAAGTTGCTCACAAACCATCTGCAACAACTGAACGTCAGTCTGCCCAATCCACAACTCACCGGCACTCGCAACATCATCCCACAGCTGTTTACCAGCCCAATCAAGCGGGCGAAGCGGCTCTTTAGGACCATACACGATAACAG